GCGTATCCCGAAAATGCGGATTTCTTCGCGGTGCAGCTTGGCGCGGATTTTCTGCCAGACGCTGCAAAGATAGCGCTGCGTGTCGGCCGGGCTGGCACCGTTCCACTTGCGGTTGCGATGGCCGGTTTTGATTGTGGCGTGATAGCGCGCCGGAGCGGTCAGCGTGTAGAACTCGCCGATAAAGCCCATCTCGTTACAGATATTTTCGAAACCGCGAATGCGGGTCATCAGCTCACACCGGCGGATCGCCGGGTTAGCCACGCTGCCGTCGTATTTCTCAATCAGGCTGATTCGGTTGCCGTCCTCGTCCTCAAGTTCCATGCCCTTGAGAAATTCACGGGTACGCCGTTTCTGCTCGCGCCATTCTGAAACGGTCATATTGCTGGCGTATGGGGTGTGCTTTTTGCTTACGTTAGCCAGGGCAATCTGCAGGTGTTCGCGCCAAGAGGCGGCGACACGGCGCAGGCGCCCTTTCCACCACTTTTCGGTCTGCATGCGCATGATCGCCGGGGTAACTTCCTCCGGGTCGAACAGGCGCGACGTGACCTTTTCCCACAACGGCGGCGTCTGGCTCAGCTCGCGGGTGATAGTAGCGGCGGTCATGTAAACGCGATGAGTATATTTGTAATCGGACTCATCACCGGCCTGAGCGTGCGCCTGCACCAGTTCAGCCAGGATAAAATTAGCGGCATCGCCTGCCAGTAAATCAATATCAGCACGGGACATATCAGGCAGCCGGTTAAACCGCTTCATCAATTCCCACAGTGTGCCGGCCGCACTGGCGGCACCGCGTTTATCAACAGCATTTTCTGTCAGCAGACTAAAGGTGCCGCTGTTCATTTCACCGAGTCGATACTGCGCGTTAACGCATTCGATGCGTGGCAATGTGCGCTCAACGAAGGTTTTCGTTAAGTACGCATTGGCACGATCAATGCCCTGTGTTTTTTCCAGCTCACTGACCCGGCGCTTTACATCAATCTGAATCAGCGTCGGCTGCTTTTCGAGTAGCTCCTGCGCACGCACTAAAGCCGCAATCATCTGACTGCGGCTGTGCATTTCCTCATAGGTAGGATAAGGGCTGGCGATGGCTTCCCGTGGAGCATTCCACGGGTAAGCGTATTCCTGAATCATTGAGCCACCGGCACTTCTGCAGACCAGTCAGCGCCTGCGGCCGGATCAAAACCAGACCACACAGACCCGGCAGCGGGATGGCGCACCGCGATGATTTCCGAAGCGCACTTGCCTTTACCTGCGGCAACGCCAATCGAACGGGCTACGCTGATTTTGGTGATGTCAAAAGCGCGCAGGATGCTGCGCGTGTAGAGAGTGTCGCTGTTTGAAACTACAACCGGGCATCGCTCCGAGACGTTGAGCAACATGCTGACCAGATCGTGATGCTCATCTTTACCAAAGCCTGCAGAGTGATAGCCTGAGAAAGTCCCGTCATAAGGCGGATCGCAGTACACGACATCCCCGGTTTTGACGAGGCGCAGCGTTTCGCGGAAGTCGGCGCAGATGAACGTTGCACGCTGCGCCTTCTCTGAAAAAGCCTCAATTTCAGCCAGTGGGAAATAAGGCTCTGAGTAATTGCCGAAAGGTATATTAAATTCACCGCGGCGGTTGTAGCGGCAAAGACCGCGATAGCCGTTGCGGTTCAGATAGAGAAAGTACGCGGCGCGCTCCAGCAGAGGCAGCGCAGGATTGTGATTAAATGCTTCACGCGCAGCGTAATAACTTTCTCCAGTAGTGTTCTGATTAAAGAGGCTGGCCGCCACAACGATAAACGGGCGGGTGTACTCTTTAATCTGGCGATAGAGGTTGATGAGGTCGGGGTTAATATCCGCAACCAGATAGGCCCGGTAATCAGTATTCATCATTACCGCGCAGGAACCGGCGAAGGGTTCGACCAGGCGATCTCCTGCTGGCAGATGCGCCAGCAGGTCCGGCATTACGCGGGACTTGTTGCCCGCCCATTTCAGGATGGTGCTCATGCTGCACCGCCTTTCGCCACTTTCGCGATTCTTTCGGCGACGTCCTGACAGTAAACGCAGCGGGTAACACCGTTTACAGCACGGCGGCGCGGCTCCGGGATTGGCGCGTCGCAGTCCTCGCAGAATGAAGCCGATACGCTGATCGGCCGGTTAACCACGTTAGCAATGTTGCGCGCCAGCAGCTCGTCGGCGCGCTGCTGGGCCATGTCTATTGAATCAGCCATCAGTGCAGCTCCCGCGCCTGGTTCTCGTAGCGCTCAGACTCTCTTTCCAACAGCTCGATGATTTCTGTTGCGGTCATTTCCTTCCCGCGGGCATGTATAGCCAGTGCGGCAATATGAATAGACGTGGCCAGCGCATCATCACTACGCTGCTCTTTTTTGGCCTTGCTAAGCATTGAGTTCAGCGCCTCATCGTCAGCTTTAAAACTACGGGTCTGTGTATTACGCATTTATCTTTCTCCTGAATTTGGGCAAAAGAATGCCCGGCGGGTGTACGCCATTTATTTGCGTCGGGTTAATTAATTAGAAAGGGTCATTCGCTTTGGAAATAAACTCACGACTGCTTTTAAATGATTCATTGCACAAATAAGCGCCTTTCTTTCATCAGTAGTCAGTTCAATAAATTCAGCGTCGTGCCTGTCTTTACCGATGTTAGCCAGGAAAAGAATTGCGCTCAGTGCGCGCTTGTTGTCCTGGTAATTACTGTCTGTCACATCGCGCATTTCAGAGAAAAAACGAGCCATATCTTTTTCACAGTTGCCCCCCATCATCTTTGCGCGAAGTAAGGCAACGTGATTCAGCGCCGAAACCCGCTGACCTGCAGTAAGCTCGACCAGCATTGAATCTCCTTCGATAGCCATGATTTACCTCTTTTCTCTTTTGCCTGTACCTGCTGGCTTAATACCGGATGCCAGCGCCTGCCGTTCTCACCCATGATCCAGCCATTCCCGTAGGACACTGACGGACTCTGGCGCTTGAGGTGTGCCGCGAATGAAATCATCGTGCGTCCTCAGCTCATGCCAATAGAAGCGCCCAGCCCGCTGATTGCGTCAACGGTGGATGCTAAGGTCGGATTAGAGTGAACGCGGTTCTGTAAGGCCAGCGCGGCCAGCATCATGCAGCGAATACCGGTATTAGCGGCCTCAACAATGCTGCGGCGACAGGTTGCCGTGATGCGCTCCGGGTTCGCTGCGTTAACGGCCATGCTTCCAACTTCGGCGGTAGCCTTCAGCACATATGTCGGAAACTTCTCTTTTGCCAGCTCGTTAACCGGCACGCACGGCAGACATTGCAGCTGCGCCAGCATGCCATCCATCAGCGTTGCGTCTTCGGTCAGATCGGTAAGCAACAGCACTTCCATAGCGGTCAGCTGATGCACCTGCTCCGGGTTCAGCTTATTACGCAGGGTCTGCACTTTCATACCGGCCCGCTGCGCCAGTTCCGTCATGTTGTGCGTCAGCGCAAACTTTCGGCAGGCGTCGTCATAGTGGTTATGGGTGGAAGTCTTAAAATCAAACATGTGCGAATCTCCCTATTCACTTAATGTGAATTAGCCGCCAATAATGAGCTGAAAACGGGAATGCCCGAATGCCTTTCGCAACTGTTCTTCTTTCCAGCGAGCGTAATAGATACGGATTGGTCCGCCCGCTTTCTTACAGCCTTTGCGTATAGTGCGAGGTTCGATAGGTAGTTGCGGGTTGTCACCGGTAGTCCAGCGATAAACAGTGCGGCGCGAAACACCTTCCAGTTCAGCGAACTGCTCAGCAGTGACAATCGGTGCGGGAACTTTGATGATTGCGATTTCAGAAGCCATATAGCATGATCCCTAAATTGATAACCTTCAGACAATGAGTGCATAGTTTTTGCCGACGTTTGCCACTCACTGCCACCCTTCACAGCGATACTAATATTAATTTTAGTATCTAGCAATAAAGGAATGCTAATTTTAATGATTGATACCAATTTTAATAACGAGGCGTTGCTAAACAGAATCTGCGAGGTTTATGGGTTTACTCAAAAAATCCAACTCGCTAATCACTTCAAAATCGCAGCCAGTTCCTTACAGAACCGCTATACGCGGGGCAACATGTCGTACGATTTTGCTGTGCATTGCGCGCTTGAAACTGGTGTAAGCCTCAAATGGTTGATGACTGGCGAGGGAGAGAAAAACCTGTCTACTAATGAACCTCAACACTCAACGGATCTTCCTTTGTTCGAATTAAGTGAAGGAGGACTAATCAATATTGGTACTCTTTCGTTTGACCAACAGCTTTTCACTAAGCAGCCGAAAAAGGGTGCCTCTGTGAAAAGCGATAACAGCACCTATGTAATCGAGCAGGAATCCTCTTTGTCTGATGGCCTTTGGTTAGTAGATATTGAAGGCGCATTGAGCCTTAGGGAAATAACCGTTTTGCCTGGTAAAAAATTACATGTAGCCGGTGGAAAAGTGCCGTTTGAGTGCGGAATTGATGACATCAAAATGATTGGTCGTGTGGTGGGTGTATACAGCGAGGTTAATTGATGACTGTCCGTAAAAACCCTGCTGGCGGCTGGATTTGCGAGCTCTATCCAAACGGTGCAAAAGGCAAACGTATCAGAAAGAAATTTGCCACCAAAGGCGAGGCGCTGGCGTTTGAACAGTACACCGTTCAAAACCCGTGGCAGGAAGAAAAGGAAGACAGGCGCACGTTAAAAGAGCTGGTTGATTCATGGTATAGCGCTCATGGCATTACACTGAAAGACGGCTTGAAACGCCAGTTAGCCATGCACCATGCTTTTGAATGTATGGGCGAACCACTCGCACGCGATTTCGATGCGCAGATGTTTTCCCGCTACCGAGAAAAACGTTTAAAAGGTGAGTATGCCCGCACAAACAGAGTGAAAGAGGTATCGCCTCGCACGCTTAACCTTGAGCTGGCCTACTTTCGGGCAGTGTTCAATGAGCTAAACCGCCTCGGAGAATTGAAGGGTGAAAACCCACTGAAAAATATGCGCCCATTCCGCACAGAAGAAATGGAAATGGCCTGGCTAACTCACGACCAAATTTCGCAACTTCTCGGAGAGTGTAAACGTCATGTCCACCCTGATTTAGAAACTGTGGTAAGGATCTGTCTCGCCACTGGCGCACGGTGGTCTGAGGCCGAGAGTTTGAGGAAAAGCCAGCTCGCGAAATACAAAATCACATACACCAACACGAAAGGCAGAAAAAACCGCACCGTTCCAATCAGCAAAGAGCTCTATGAGTCTCTGCCTGATGATAAAAAAGGCCGGTTGTTTAGTGATTGTTATGGGGCGTTCCGGTCAGCTCTGGAAAGAACAGGCATCGAACTACCGGCAGGACAGCTTACCCATGTTTTGCGCCACACCTTCGCCAGCCACTTTATGATGAATGGTGGTAATATTTTGGTCTTACAGCGCGTACTCGGCCATACCGACATAAAAATGACGATGCGATATGCGCACTTTGCCCCTGACCATTTAGAAGACGCTGTTCGGTTAAATCCAATTTCTAAACTTAATTAAAATTATGGGGATAAAAATGAAACTTAAAAAATTACAGTCTCTTGATTTTGTGAATGATTTTCTCTGCCATTTAGAGACCGATTTCGAAAAAGAACTATTCACAGCATGTTTACGCAACTACTCATCACACGGCAACCCTCTGAGGTTTCATAACTTTGCTTTTTCGATTCGTGAACTGATAACACACATCATTGATAAAAAATCACCAAATGAAAAATTGAAAGAAGCATCATGGTATGAAAGAGAACATGAACATTATGAAATTTCAAGACGTCAACGCTTGAAGTATTGCTCTCAGGCAAAGATTTCCGACGCATACCTCGGTGAGGATTTTTTAGAAGAATCAAACGAAAGAATTGATGATATGTTAAAACTCTATTTCTTTCTTAACAAATACACACATATAACAGAAAAATACATGCACCCCTCCCCTCAGGAGTTTTTCTTAAAAGCCAAAAAGATATTGCAGACCGCAACAGAGATACTAAATGGTATAGAGAACTGCCGAGATGAGCTGATACATACTTTAGAAGATAAGATTAGAGATGCTGTTATTGATACAGCAGTTAGCACCATGCCTGAGAGTCTTATAAATATCGCAAACCATGCGTATGTGGATTATACAGAAGTTGAGGATTTTGGGATTACATCGATTGATGATGAGTATATTAATATCTTTGCAAGCGGCACTGTTTATGTCACTCAAGAGTACGGTTCTAAGCACGATGGGGTCAGTTTAGATGAAAGTTATCCCTTCACGTTACAGATGGCATCTCACTTAGATTCGCCTGAGACATTCGAGGTTGTATCTGAAGCTTTGGAAGTAGATACATCATCTTGGTACGATGATGGAGAGCAAGAGGCTCAGATGATGGAGATGGAAAGAACCAGTATTAATCACGTCCTTGTCTCATCTGCTGACTTAGAGACTGATGACAGCACACCATTTTAG